CTTGAGCAGGTCCAGGTTGGTCAGCAGCGGCGCGATCGCGCCGATGGACTCGCGCCCGAACAGCGTGGTCATGGTGGCCGCCTGCGACGCCGCCGGCAGCTTCTTCAACCGCTCCAGCACATCGAGAATCGCGCCGCCGGCATCCTTCTGCATGGCCTGGGCCATCTTGGTGGAGCTGAGGCCCAGCTTGTCGAACGCGGCGAGCTGGCGCTTGGTGGCTGCCTCGCCCGAGGACAGGGTGAGCAGCATGTTCTTGATGCCGGTGGCCGACACCTCGGACTCGATGCCCATGCCCGCCACAGTCGCGCCCAGGGCGGCCAGCGGGCCGCTCTGCAGGCCGGCCACTTCACCCAGCGCGCCGATGCGGTTAACCACGTCGCTGATCTTCTGGACGCTGGCCGGGCCGGTGTTGCCCAGGTAGTTGATCTTGTCGGCCAGGGTTACCACCTCGGACTGGCCCATGCGGAAGGCGGTGCGCCAGGTGGCCATGGTCTGGCCGGCATCCTCGGCGGTGGTGTCGAAGGCGACACCCAGCTTCGTGGCGTCTTCCGCGAACTGCAGCAGTTCCTTGCGCGGAATCGATGCCTGACCAGCGGCGGCGACGATCTTGGCGATCTCCACGGGGATCATGGGCAGGTCCATGGACAGATCTTCGATGTCCCGACCCATCTGCGCGAACTGGCGTGGGGTGTCGAAGTCGACCACTTTGCGCACGTCGGCCATGGCCGATTCAAACCCGACCGCTTCACCCAGCGGCAGCACGGCGGCATCGAGCGCCTTGCGGCCGCCGAAGGCCATGCCTGCGCCGAGCGCGGTGGCTTTCATACCGCCGTTCTGCAGCGCCTGCGACCGCTTCTGCTGGGCATTGAGCGCCGTCAGCCTCCGCTGCTGCTGCTCGATGGCTTCGTTGGCACGGACGATGTCGGTTCGCAGGCGGCGTTCATGGCTCCCCAGTTCGCTGGTGCTGATGCCGGCAGCGGCAAGCCGGGTGCGCAATCCCTGCAGGCGCTCGGCATTGCGGCTGACCTCGTACTTCATGCGACCGGCAGCGCGGGTGGCGGCGGCGAACTTCTGCGCCAGTTCCTCGCTGGGCTGCTCTGCGCCGCGCATTTCCGCCGCCAGCTGCCGGACTTTGGCACGCTGGTCCTTCAATGCCGTCGCCGAGGCCTTGGACCTCTCCGCAAGCTCCCGGAAGGCGGACACGTCGCGCTGCTGCGCATTGAGGCCACGCAGCGCCTCGCGCTGCGAGCGCAGCGATTCAGTAAGGGTCCGACTGCCGCCCAGCACGCGGCGCATCGGGCCGGTGGCCCTGTCAATCGCGTCCAGCAGGACGCGCAGCCGCATGTTTTCGCTCATCTACCTGGTCTCCGTATGTGAAAACGGCGCCCTCAATCGGGGGCGCCGCTGCGTTTCCGGGCGCGCTCGCGCCACTCCATCAGTTCCTCTACCGACCAGCGGTCCATCTCCCCTGGTGGCCAGTGAAAGATGCTGGCCACGTCGGCCATGGCGTCTTCTACGCGGTCGGGTAGCCCTGGGCAGTCGCCTGTTCCCGCGTCATGAAAAAAGCGGCCGTCTCCATGCCGAACTGCAGCAGATCGGCCGGATCCAGCGCGGCGACGTCGGCGCCCGTCAGGGTCGGGGAGGTGATGCGCGGCAGCAGGGTGACCAGCGCGCTGACATCCATGTTCAGAACCTCCACCAGCTTGAGGCCGCGCAGCTCGCCGGCACCGGGGCGGCGGACCTCCACGGAGGTGATCTGCGTGTCGCCGCGCTGCAGCGGCTCTTCCAGGTTGACGGTGGCCTTGCGCGCGGCCTTCTGGACGTTGGGGATGGTGGTGGCGGACATGGATCTCTCCTTCGGGGATGCAGGGGGAAGCGAGCGGGCGCGTGGCGCCCGTCGCGGTGTGGGGATGGGTTACGCGCCGATGGCGATGCGCAGGGACAGCTGGCGGTCGATGCCGCCGACGTTCTCGACCATGTTCACCAGGTCCAGTTCGATCAGCACCTCGCCGTTCCAGGTCAGCTTGTAGTAGCTGCAGGTCGTGGTGACGGTGAACTCGGTGTCCGAACCGGCCTCGGAATCGCCGAACTCGATGCCTTCGTGGCGGCCGCGGATGACGATCTCGACCGCGTCCATCTGGCCGTTGTCATCGCGCTGGTAGCCGCCGGCGAAGCGGATCTGCACGCCGTCGTGGCTGGTCTCGGCGTACTGCCGCAGGATCTGGCGCATCAGGCCGCCGTAGACCACCTTGATCTGGATTTCATCCTGGCCGAGGTCGATCTTCACCGGGCCGCTCATGCCGCCGCCACGGTAGGCCTCCATGATGCGTTTCAGCTCGGGCAGCGTGATGGACTTGGCTTCGCCGAGGAAGCTCTCGCCGGCGGTGAACGTGTTGAAGCCTTTCAGTTTGCGGGGCAGGCCCATGGGGTTTTCTCCGATGCGGAGCCAAGGCGGTCAGCAACTGACCGCCGCAGGCAGGGTGGGATCAGTTGGCGATGGCCGAGGCGAAGCCGGCCAGGTACTTGTCGGTGATGCGCTGGCGCAGCTGCAGGTTTTCCAGCGGCGGGACCGGGGTGAAGTCGTAGTCGATGACCAGGCCGCCCGACGCCAGCGTGGTCTGCGTGTTGGCATCCGGGTCGTACCAGGCCTTGGCGTCGATCAGGTAACCGCTGCCTTTCAGCTCGCGGAACTTGGCGTTGATGCTCTCGATGATGTCCTTGATCAGGGAGGCGTGCATCGGCTTGTCGACGTAGATGGCCATGGCATCGGCGATGGTGTCGGCCAGGATCTTTGCGGTACGCGTGGCGGTCTCGAAGGCGAACAGCACATCGTCGCTGCAGGTACGCGAACCCCAGAAGCGGTAGCCGTTCATCTGGATCAGGGTGGTGACGTCGCCGGCGTTGAGCACGCCGGCATCGCTGGCCGGATCCTGCAGGTCGAAGTAGACATCGCGAGAGATGCCGGTGACGCCGTTGACTGCGACGTTGGACAGGTTCTTGTGCCAGCCCTGTTCCTTGTCGATCAGGGCGCGCAGGCCCAGGGCGCGGGCGACGGCGTAGGCCATGCCGATCTGGCCGGTGGTGCTGTCCAGTGCAGTGAAGTCCGGCCAGATGATCATCAGCTCGCGCGCGCCGAACTCATCGCGGTAGGTGGTGGCCTCAGTGACCGTCTTGGCGGTGCCGGCGCTGATGTAGGCCATCGCACGCAGGCGCTTGGCGACCACGGCCAGCTCGGCGGCCACCACCTGGGTGTCCAGGCCGGGCGCGCCGATGATGCGCGGCTTCACACCCAGCTGCGCCTCAGCGGCCAGCAGCGCCTGCAGGCCCGAGTACTCGCCGTTGGTCTTGTTGCCGATCACGGCGATGGACTGCTCGCCGTCGTTGTCTTCTTCCTTGACGCGCACGACCACCAGCACCGGCTTGGTCTGATCGGCGATGGCTTCCAGCGCCGCCTTGAGCGTGCCGGTTGCGCCGGCCTTGGTGATGGCGCCGTCGATGTCGGTGATCAGCACCGGCTTGTTCAGCGGGCACAGCACCGCGTCGGCTGCATCGCCGGTGGCCACCAGGCCGATCACGGCGGTGGCCACGGTGCGGATGGGGCGAACGCCGGTATTTACTTCGATGACGCGGACGCCGTGATGGTAGTCCATGGGGTATCTCCAGTTAGCGGAAGCGGAGGGGGATGGTCAGGCGGGTGTAGCCACTGCCCTGGGTGACGTCGGTCCGGGTGCCCTCCACGTCCAGGACAAACGCGCCGGGGGCTTCCCCCTGCGAGATCGAGAGCTTGCTAATGCGGATCCGCGGCTCCCAGCGCATCAGCGCCGTGGCCACCGCGCCGTAGAGCAGCGTCCGGGTTTGGCCGTTGAACGGCTGATCTATCAGCTCGGGCAGCAACGAGCCGTAGTCGCGGCGCATCACGCGGGTGTTGAGCGGGGTGGTCAGCACATCGTTGATGGACTGCGCCAGATGCTCGGCCCCTTCGATGGCGCGGCCGGTGGTGGCGGACATGCCCCTCACTGCGGCGGATCCGTCAAGCCGTTGCCACGCTGCACGCCGGGGTGCTTGTGGCCCTTGAGGCTGATGCCGGCACCGACCACATCGACCTCAGCGGTAGCCGCTCCGCTGACAGAGGCATCGCCGACCACGGCCGTGTTGCCGTTGAGAGTGGTCTCGCCGTTCACGGTCAGGGGGCCATTGATGGTGGTGCCGCCGTCTGCGGTGACAGTGAAGGTGCCCCCGGACGGCAGCAGCGCTTCCAGTGCGTGCGTGTCTGCGTCGTAGCGCAGCTGCGCGCCATCGGAAAAGCGCAGCAGGCTGATGGCACCGCTGGCGGCCGGGGCGGGCACCAGCTCGGAGTACAGGCCGCACAGTGCGATGGCATTGGCCGTGTCGCCTTCGGGGGAGAGCAGGATCAC